TTTGCTGGTCAATACATTCAGGTTGCCTGAAATAAACCGCGTTAAACTGAAAGCAGCGAGTCGTTAATTATGGGCGGATCACCACCACCTCCTCCTCCGACAATTGTTTATTCGCCACCGCCGCCTCCCCCGGCTGCTCCCACCCAGGTGCCGACTCAATCACTTCAGACGCAGACTGCGCTGAACGAAGTTAGTGGTGCTCAGCAGCGACTCAACATGGAGTTGGGCGCACAGCTGGACCGCACGAATGCGGAATTCTTTGCTGGTCAGGATATCCGGAGGACGCAAGCTGCTGGTTCTGAACAACGACTCAGTATTGCTGCTACCGGAGAGCAGGACCGCGCCACTACACTTGTTCGTGGTGAGCAGGAGCGCCTCGGAATTGCAGCCACTGGCACGGAGTACCGCCGTGGGTTGGAAACCGCTGGAAGCCAAGAGCGCCTTACTACCGAGACTCGAGGCCAACAAGAGCGCCTCAGCATTGCGGCTACTGGCACCGAACAGCGTGCAGGTATCCGTGAAACTGGTACTCAAGAGCGGGAGACTCAGAAAGAGCGTTTTGTTGGCGAAACCGGGTTAATCCGGACGACCGGTGAAGAGCAACGCTCAACCATCGGTAAGACCGGTGAAGAAACTCGAATGACAGACTTGCAGCAAGAGATGTTCCGGCGCTATAAAGAGCAAAGGGATTATCAGCAAGCTCAACAGCAGTATCGATCATGAAGGAATGGATTCAAGGTTTAACTGATAAAGACCGTGAATCCTTTCTTACATTCTGCAAACGGACAAACTCTCCAATCCAGATGTACCTGTATTCCCGATTCCTCGGGTTTACAGGAAGCATCGTAGAGTGCGATGAGTGGTCAAAGAAAGAATATAAAAAACGAGATTTTAACGGCTTACTAGAGATGGAGATTGACTCCATGCAGCAGGACATTGCCAAGCTGCGGGAAGCCATTGATATGGGGATGGTGAAGCAAGATATGGGTACTTCCCGTATCGCAATGATGCAAAAAGAACTGCGTGGCTCTATAAAACAGCTTAACGATGAAAAAATTCTTCTCGATAAGCAAGGTTTAATCCTTGCTGGCGCGGACCGAGCTCTGCGGGAGATGCTGTCTATCTTCCGTGACGATCCAATCGAAGGCCCACTTCAAGAAGCATCAATGGGTGTGTGGACCAAGATTCTGCAGGAAGAGTCTTAAAAATTAGTACGCTATGCTACGGGCATGGCAGGTACGAATCTTTACAGCGTTTATCGCCGCACGGCTAGGGCTGCAGCTCAGAAACGAGTTGTTAAGCATTCGTCCACCGTTGATGTAAATCGGGCTCGTACTGATTTTGGATATTTTTGTGAGGTTGTTGGTGATAAACCACCAGCCACTCACCACAAAGAGTGGCATAAATATCTATGCACTGGTGACGATAGCGAGTGCTTGGTTGGTATTGCCGGGCCAAACGTTGATATTCTTGCTCCTCGCGGTTCAGCAAAATCAACTGTGTTGGGTTTGTTTACTGCGTGGGCAATTGGCATTCACGCTCTAGCCAAAAAGCCTCTCAAAATCCTATACATTTCTTACACGGTTGACGTGGCGCGGCCTAAAAGTGCAGCCATCAAACGAATTATCGAAGAAAGTAAAACATACTCAGAGATTTTCCCGACCGTTAAGATTGCCAAAGGCATTAACTCTAACGAATACTGGAGTATTGATTGGAAGTTCGCAGGTATCAAATCAACAGGTGAAGAAGAGTTTACGGTTTGCTGTGCTGGCTTGAAGGGTGCTGTGACGTCGAAGCGCTCACACCTTTGTATTATCGATGACGCCATTAAGTCTGCGGATGATATTAAAAACCGAGACATCCGAGCAGCCATGGAAGATAACTGGAACTCAGTTATTGTTCCGACGATGTTTGAGGGTGGCCGCGCAATCTGTCTGGGAACTCGTTTCCGCCACGACGACATTCATAACAGCACTTTTACTCCGGCCAATGATTGGATTCAGATTGTCCAGTCTGCGATCACTGTTGATTCAGAGGGTGAAGAAATCTCATATTGGCCAGCACTTTGGTCTCTGGAGTATTTACAAGATCGTCGACGACAAGCCCCTATTGCCTTTAGTTTTCAGTATCAAAACCAAATTGTTCAGACTAGTGAGCTCTCCCTGTCTCCTGACTTAATTGTCAAGGGGACAATCGGAACTCAATTTGATTCGCTTGGAGTTGGCGTTGATCTCTCTGCTGGTATCCGGGAGCAAAACGATTACACAGTTTTTGTAATGGGTGGACGGGTCGGACAAAAAATACATATTATTGACTGCAAACGAATCCGGATCATGGGCAATCTAGAAAAACTAGAAGCCTTGATGGAAATGATGGAAGAATGGGGTGTTGTTCACAAAGACAACGATCGGTACTTTCCGACCGGTTCAAATATTGACATTTGGTCTGAGGCCGTTGCCTATCAGGCATCCCTGGAGGCGGACTTCAAACGTATCTGCTTGGGAGACCACGGTCTTTACAACATGAACTGGCACGCCATCAAGGGCTTCCGTGGTGATAAAGTTGCCCGTTTCCGGGGTATTATGGGCCTATTCGAACAGCGGAAGATTATTTTTAACAAGTATCGGCGGTTTGGCCCCCTTACCGATGAGATCGTAAACTTTGGCGTAAGCTCTCACGATGACTGCGTCGATGCTCTCGTCTGGCTTTGCAACGGCTTGATGACCAGAGGAAAGCTGGAGCTGGAATTTTAAATTTAGGAGTAAATAGGGATAAAGTATTTTGGACCTAAACTAGGAGAATCCCTTTCCAATGTCCACCAGCTACTACACTATTGAGCTTGAGCAGGACGCCTACGGCTCCGCAGTAATCCCTCTTCCTGACGAACTGTGCCACGATATGGGCCTTCAACCAAACGAACGTTTCGACGTCGAAGTTGAGGGGGACACAATTACACTCAAACGTATTGCTGCTGGCTACGATATTGAAGAATAATCTTGAAGTTATCTGACTCATGAGCGATAGTCCTAAATCAGCACTTGACGCTATCCTCAAGGCAGTTATCACTCGCGATGGTACTGGCCCCGCCGATACCATGCTGGTCAATGCCCACCTGTCACAGATGCGGATGTTTGGCATCCGTCAGGGCGTAGAGTTCTATCCGGCTCAAGATAATTTCGGAACGCAGCGTTTTGATTTCGTTCAGCAGGTCATCAAGTTCAACAAACTGGATGCTCGTCTGGATTCAATCTGGGATCGCTTCCTGACGTACGGCAAAGGCCTTTTTTATATCCGCCCCACCAAGAAGACGTATCGTCTGTACTGGTTTGACAAAGACTCCTATCGGACCTTTTATTCGCCGGAAGGTGACTTAGAAGAAGTCATCATCATCTACCCATACAAAGTTAAATCCAGCAAAGGCTTCCAGGGTGTTGGCCTGAGCACGGATAAACGATATATGCGTCTCCGGATTACTGCCACGGAGATTGAAGAGTTCCACAGCGAACAGGAAATTACCTTTGATATGCCGTCTTTGGAGTACGGCATCTTTGACAAAAAGACCGTTGTTAACACCATGGAGTTTATTCCATGCGTGGAGGTCTTTAATAATCCCGATGCTTTCGGTACCGACGGTAGCGGCGAGTTTGATTGGGTGGCCAACCAGATCATCGCTCATGATGAGATGGTGAAGAATATCCGGGCAAACCTGTCGTTTTTCGGTAATCCCACACTTTTGTCGTCTCGTCCCAAACAAGATATTGTTGAGAGCGGAGATCAAGATGTTGCTCAACGCCCTAGTATTTCGAGTGAATCTGGTTTTAAGTCAGACTTCTTCTTGTCTAGCTCTACTTACAAACAAGACAACGTAACTCGAAATCCACCCGGCTATATCGGACGCCCCGGTAGTGGCATGAGGGTGCCACGAGTGATCGCCAACCTGGAGCCTACGGATCGTGTCGGTTTTATTACGCCAAACGCAGTTAGTACTGATCAGGCTCGGTACTCCGAACAACTTCGTAGCGAGATCCGGCTTGCTTTAGGCGGTATCGACGACCTTAGTATTACTAACGTTACTGCTACTGAGATTAAATCTGCATATGGCCGAGTAAGCGCAACTGCTAAGAAAAAGTGCTTAATGCTGTACACATACGGCATTTGCAAATGTTTGGAATTAATGATTTTCCAGGAAGAGCAAATCTTCCGCAAGTCCCTTGCTTATGCGTCGGGAATTAAATATCCAGTACCCCCTGAAGATCCAGATGATGAAGTTGCTCGACAGAAGTACGAAAAACAAAAGGTTGCTTATGAGAAAAAGTTACAGAAGGCCATTGATCAAGCTATTGAAACCAAGGAAGTTCCTGATGGTGTTCTTGGATTAGCGCCCGACGGTGATCGAACCGTCAACTGGCGTTGGATGGGTCCGGTATATGAAGATACTGCACAGGATAAACTCAACCAGTCTATCTT